TGGTTCAGCAGATGCTACCATAGTTAGTCTTTCTGCCATCAACTCAGATTCTTTGAGTTCTGCAAAATGATTGTCATAGAGGAAGTCATATTGAATATGCTCACTCATGATATCCCAGTCTTCTGGGGTGATTACATTCTTGAGAAGTAGTTGTGTCTTAAGAATATCATTGAATAGATTAGAAAATCTCTTTCTTAATCTACCAACAAACTTAGAAAACTTAACTTCATCTCTTAGTATTTCTGATGATCTTCCTAAATTAAAACCACCATCTCCACCAATTCTAGATACTGGTACATTAAGTGCCTTATATAATTTCTCTTGGAAATATTTAATATCAGTGATCTCACCTAAGTTCTGTCCACCAGGTAAAGTAGTGATCTCAGTTCCTCTACCACCCTCTCTTCTAGGCAACCAAAAATCCTCCAACATGGACATATATTTCTTATCATCTCTGATCTCTCCAGTGTTAGCATCATAAACTAACTTGTTACGATATCTCATCATCACATCTCTGAGATATTGCTCTGCCTTAACTTTTGGTAGATTGCCTACATCAATATAAAATATTCTTCTTTCTGGTGCTCTTGATAGTCTGTATATAACAAGACTATCTTCAATCATTCTAAGTTGATTGACTGCTTTAATTGCTTTATGTAAGTATGATAAAGTTGATCCTTTGTTTCTATCAACTAAACCACTAGTGCAATATGCAACAGAGTCTCTAGTAAATTTAATTCCTTTATTACCACCAGTCATAGCTGATGGCATTTGTGAAGGATAACTTGATTTAGGACTGTATATAAAATATTCTTCAATCTCAGGAAACTCATATTCCATGGGATTGTCATTATTGATATTTGCTATTCTAATATCATTCTTTGGTTTCTTCTGTTGTCTCACATAACGCATTTTCATTGAGTCAACATATCTTAGTTCAACTATTCCTTCTTCTGGTTTCTTTAAATCAATTACTTTATGATAGTATAATCTACCATCTATATACCAATTACGATATATCTCATGTGCTTTCTTATCAAAATCTAATAGATCTTTTACTGCTTTAAATTCTTCTCTAATTCTTTTTTTAATGCCATCACTTGCATTGAGATTAGATAACTCAATTTCTACTGGAGAATCATTAGTATCTGATACTAGTGCTTCACTTACAATATCTTCAATAGCACTATCACACTCTGGTTGGAGTGCCATCTCTCTATATCTTTTTATTAAATCAAATTCTGTTCTATAAACGCCCTCAATATCTACATATGACCCAAAAAAACCACTAGTCAAGTAGTGGTCAGATCCATCTGCATTATTTTCAGGAACTGGAGATACCACACTGGGTGATATCTCTTCAGTATCCTCTATTGAAAATCCAAATAACCTTGCCATTATTAAAAGTTAACCTTATATGTTTATTTATTAAGCTCCAGAACCTGCTGCCTCAGGGAACCAGTATTGTACTTGGAAGTCAACTGTAAACTCTTCTATTGAATCAGCTGTATCATATGATAAATCAATAGCAGAAATTGCAGATGGGAAAATATCTACAAACTTATACTGTGCAAGAATATTACTATCAGTAGCAGGACTACCAACAGCTTGCTGACTAGAAACATTTCTACCAAGTTGGTAGACAGTTGCTTGACCCATGTATGATGATGGATCAGTTAAACCTGATGAATCAGCATACTGAGCAATATTCTGTGCCCATGCTTGGAATGCTCTGTAATGACCAAAATCTTGATCATTGATTACTGTAACAGTCCATGGATCAAATGTTCTATCACCAGCAACTTTCATCACACGTCCTCTAAAAGGAACTTCTAATACACCTACATTTGATGCAGGTAATTGAGCTGCTTTACATAAAAATCTAAATCTATCTCCATCAAATTGACCATCACCATCACCCTGTATGGCTAGGTTTACTCCATCAGGAAAGTTAACTTGCACCTCAAACAGATTGGGGCGAGTACCACCACCAATCAGTTTGGATTTAAATTGAGAAATAGTTCTCTGTGGGATTGTTGCCATTTTTTAGAATCTCCTTTGGTTATTTAGATATGATGATTTAAACTCTACCTGCTACTTCTTCAAAGCTAACACCAGTTCTGGTGGCAACAAATGTAAGAGTAACATAGTTGATTGATCTTGCAGGCTTCAAGAAGATGTCTGCTCTGAACTCATTATTATCAATGATGTCAGGAGTGTTATTAGTTTCATCACAAATAACTAGGAAACCACTCAATCCTCTCTTTGCTTCCACATCCCTTAGGAATGGTTCAACAATATTAACAAAGTTTGCTCTTGTGACTTGATCATTTAATTCAAAGAGTTGTGCTTCTGCTGCTTTCTGTAGTGATTGTTCAATTGTTAAGAATAGTCTTCTAACATTGATTCTATCAAATGCAGATGCAAATCCTAACCCAGTCTTATCACCAAACAACATGATGCCAATTCCAGGTTGATTAACTATGGAGTTAATTCTTAGTGGATAAAGTTGATCTCTTTGTGCTTTGTCAGGTGTGTATGCAAGTTTAATTGCATTGTTCAAGATTCCTCTTTGCTGTCCAGCAGGTGAGAACCATGGGAATGAATTAACACTTGTTCTTACCATCAATCCAGCAACATCACCATTGGTTGGGATGAATCTGAATGTATTGTTGAATCTATCAAAGGTATACTTATATCCAGTATCAAATACTGCATATGAAGATGATGATAGAGAACTATAGAACTTGATTATATTATCAGTTTGAGTATCTGTGTTTGTTATGTTTACAACATCTGCTCTGTGTGGAGAAATGGTTGTCATACAATCCTTTCTTGCACCAGCAATAGAAATTAGTCTATTTGCTTTTGCTTGTGATTGTTCTTTAGATCCAAGGCCAGGACCCATTATCAAGTAATCTACTTGTATCTCATCCTTATTTTTGAATAAGTTATAAGATGTAATTAGATTACCAAGGGTTGCTGTGAATCCACCAGTAGCAGAATAATCTGCACCAGCAGTCAATGTGTAAGTATTATTTCCAATAACATTGAAAGTAATACCCTGTGCATTTCTATTCCAACCACCAGAAGCAGTGGTTATTGGAGTATATCCAGAACTAAAGTCTGATGCAGCAACAAAACCATCTGAACCATCTGATGGATCATCACCTGCATAAATGTATTGAGAATAGAGTGCCAACCAATCCTTGTAGAATGTCTTCTGAGGTGCATCTACAGATGAAACTGCATCAGTAGCCTTAGATAGATTTAAATTTTTCTCAAGAATATTACCCTGTATACCTGTTACATCCCCAAGATCATCCACAACAACAACATGCATCCCATCATTCTTGGATGACCTATCACTTGCCCATACAGTTGTATCAGGTCTAGGAGAGATTGCTTTCCAGAATACTGTTGAGTTTGTTAATCCTAGAGTTTGTTCATCATACCAATCTTTGGCAAAATTACCTCCCTCTATCTTAGCAGTTGCAACTCCAACTTCAGATGAGTTAATAACACTAACATTATTTCCAGCTAATATTGATCTTGCTTGATCACCTTGAGCATAGGTTATATTAGTTGAGACTCCAGCAGTAGTAACCCTCTGTGTTATCTTAACATCAATGGTGGTTGCACCTAGACCAGTAATAATACCTTTTAGATGTCCAGTGAAGTTTGAAGTATCACCAGCACCAGCTATTACTTGATTGGTAAGTGAAACAGATACACCCATTCCAACACTGATGCCAGAAGTGGTTCCTATACCTAGTCTTTGGTCTGCAGCATTATCAATGAAACAAACTTTAAGATTGTTTGCCCATGTACCAGGTGTCTTAGCAGCATAACCAAATGTCTGACCTACACCAGCATAGTTTGCCACATAGTCATCATAGTTCTTGATCTTAAGATCAGTAACATTAACTTGATGAGATCTATTGCCATTAGCATTTACTAGATCGTCATCATCAGTCCTTACTACTTTAAGAACTCCACCATATGAAAGGAATGAAGATGCACTCATCCAATACTCATACTGAGCATCAGTAGAAATTGGTTTTCCAAATGTGCTAATTAGTTGTTGCTCTGTAGTGATGTCAGTAGCTTCATCAATAGGACCAATTTCAAAAGGACCTGCAATGGCGCCAATGTTATCTAATACATTTTCTGCTCTCCCTACAGTCAGATCCACCTCCCTTACTAATACTCCAGGAGATAATTGTGGAGTCGCCATGTCGTCTAGCCTCGTCTCAGTTTATCTGAAAATATTTATTGTTTTGGATGTTTTCATTGGGGAAACAATCCATGAACACTACCAATCTGGATAATTCCAATCAGAATATGATTGTTGTTTTTTTCTAGTTTTTATAATTCTTCTTACAGTACACACCTTACACTCATAGGAATATGCTGATGCCAATGTCCCTCTATCTTTGCGAGTTAAATAAAATCCATCTATTAAATTTTTAGTTTCACCACATACTCTACACTTTCTATCTGAGAGTAATAAGTGTCCTAATTTTATCTGACTATCAATCTCCACTACTTATAATCCCACATAAAAGATCTATCTCCATATTCATCAGTGTTCCAAGAACCAGGTGTTCCTGCTAATCTATCTAGTTCCAAACTACCATTATCTATTTTCCAAGTATCTCCATCTGAATCAACAAAACTATCATCATCTAAACCATCCATGATAAAACCAAATGGTGACATATCTTGTTCTATTTGATTTTTTTGTTCCTCATATAATCTTTTTCTTACATCCTGATCAGTAAGTTCTTTAAAATAATCTTGTGCTACTAACCATGCATATATGACAAGACACATAGCAAGATCATCATTACATCCTTCTTCTGCCTCAAATGAATTATGTTTTTGAATAAAAGTTGTCAGTTCACTTAATATTTCATAATCTTTAAATGTTACTTTATCTTCCTCTATCAAAGTTTTTAAGTTTAAAGAACCTACCTTCTTTACTGTCTTTGACATCTTAACACCTAATTGTGTCTTCTTGCCAGAGAATCCTTGTCCTACAATTTGACCTGCTCTACCACGCATAGAACACATTAATAAATTTTCATACTCCAAATCAAAGTTAAGAATAGAAGCAACCTGATCTCCAACATCATTTACCTCACATAAAATAAAAGCATTATTATAACTCTTTGCTACTTCCCATATAAGATTGGGAAATAACATGGGTTTGATTTCATTATTCCTATACTTTGCTACAACTCTATGAGGGAACTCTGTAATATCAATAACAATGAAAGCAGAATAATCTCCACCCACTCCTCTTGCTACATCAACAGTAATTACATAATCACCACTTTTTTTGGATGCTTCATATACATCTAATCCAGCACTTCTAGTCTGTGGTTCATCATAAACCAATGCTCTTAATTTGCTAGGAGATATAAGTGTATCAACAGATCCTAAGAACTCGCATTCAAATTCAACCTTGAACTGTTGTTCTGATGTATTTGCAATAGTTGATTTTCTCCACTTCTCATCCCTACCAGGCACTTCACTCCAATGCACATCTGTAGGAACATACTCATTCTTTCCTTTCTCTGCATCATGCCACAACCTATAGAAGTGGTTCATACCATGAGGTGTAGAGACTATAATAACTTTAGTACTCTTACCTGAGGTAATAGTGGGATAAACTGAACTAAAGAAGGAGTCAGCAATATGGTTAGGAACAAAAGCAAATTCATCCAAGAATAGGATGTTGAATGACATACCCCTAACAGCAGATGCTGATGTAGAAGCAGCAAGAATCTTAGAACCATTCTCTAGTTCTAGACTTCCTCTGTTCCATGCTATGATACCCTGTTGCATCCACTTGGGTAAATTCTCATATGCAGTTTGCAATCTACCTAGCAGTTCTCTAGCAGTTGCTGCTTTGTTTGCTAGTATACCTACATTGACACTATCATTAAAAACAACATAGTGTAGTAGGTATGCCACACAGGTAGTAGACTTACCTGTTTGTCTAGGCATCTTACATATATTGAATCTATTTTCATGGAAGTTCTTAATTAACTTCTTCTGAAAATGATAAGGTTTAAATGATGTCAGACCTTCATCAAGACTTACAATCTTGACATATTTTTCTGCAAAATAAATAGGATCATTTCTGCAAGCATAAAATTCAAGCACTTGCTCTTGACTAAATTCTTGAGCAACATTTGCTCTCTTCAAATTGGGATTACCCAAATAGATGTTGTCTGACATAATAACCTCCTACATCATTTCATACTTGCCAAATCTTTGATCATGCTCTCTTGTTTTTATAGTCATATCAATAATCTTTTCTAAATTTTTAATTCTTTTTTCTAAATCCTTAGTACGTTGATCCTCCAATTTGGAGGAGTGGTTCTCCTGGTTCATGTTTTGAAACTTGGTAATTCCAGAGTTTTGCGCCAGGATACACTTTTACCACTTGATCCTGAACTTCTCTGCGTGATGGTTTTTTGATTGAAGGAAAAAACATTTTTATCATGTAGTTTTTACCTCTCCAAGACAAATAAACGTCAATTACATTTCCTACACCTGCTCTCAGTTTTGTAGCTTCATGAAAGGAAATCATTATAATATTACATCATTTACTTTAATATTTAGTATTTTTACGTATTGATAGATGTTCTTATTACTTTAAAGGTAGTGGAATTAGTTGATGCTGGTGTGACTAGTAACCTTACATTATTGCTACTTATATCACTATCAAAGGTTGCTAAACTGTTTCCAGTTTTAACAATAGCAAACTCAGTGTTAAATGTAAGAGATCCATTATGCACAATAATAAATTCTGCAGTATGATAATTGCTTCCTTGTGTTACTTGTATTTGATATTTTACAGATCTAAAACTTGTTTTGGAAAACACATCTAAAGCAACTTCAGATACACTAGTTGTAGTTAAACTAGCAACAGTGATATTACTAAAATTTGCTTGACTTAATAATCTAGGCATTTGCAGTTTCCAAGATACTGAGGATTAATTTCAAACTATTACTTCCACTTCCTTGAATTTTAATAGAATCACTGGTTTCTAAAACTAGTTTTCCATCCAAAGGAACATATGCATCTGATGGAGGAACTGATGCATCTTTAATAATCTCAGTGGTAGTTGAACTTCTCACATGAGTCATGGTGAATGTAGCTGCACTGGTAGTCACATTAGTAACATGAGCATACAACACAATAGCAGTGTATCCTGTAGGAGCAGTATAGGCAGTCTGATTAGAAGAAGTGACTTCTAATGTTTCTGTTTGAAATCTGTTAAGTGCGAGTGCCATATTAACTTAATGCTAGGATAAAGGGTGTCACTTCTGTAAATAAACTCTTACTAAATGATCTTCCACTAATTGTACCAGTTTCTTGGTTGATTTGTAAATCATCACCAATTCTAAAATTACCAGCTTGATCTGTGCTTGTGTATATTACCTTCCCACCATCAGAAGTAACAACTTCATTTGCTTGAATTGTTACTCCACCACGTTTTGGTGTGGCAGTGGCAATGGTATTTCCAGATCCAACATACTCAAAGGTATGAGAACTAGCAATAATTTTACTTTGCTGGAAGAAAGATGCAGTTGAATTAACACCAACAGCATTAAGTAAATTAGTGCCAAGTGTTACTGTAGTAATTCCAGATACTACTGGTGTTGAACTATTTATTGCATAATAAATGGGAGCCATGCCAGCAGTTGCAGTAGCAGTATTGACTCCAACATTAGGAGCACTAATTGTTATATCAGGAGTTTCTGTATATTGACTTCCACCACTGATAATAGTGATAGATTTAACAGACTCATCTTCTAAAGTTGCAAATGCTGTAGCAGTTTCTCCATTAGGACCAGAGGGGGCATCTAAGGTAACTGTGGGTGTTGAAGTATATCCTGTTCCTCCAGAACCAACTGTTATAGTTTGTACCTCTTCAAATAAAGTATTGAAAAATACTTGTTGTCCATCATATGGTCTATCAACATCAATAGCTGCTGTTCCTCCAGAAACATAAGTATGTGCCACTGTTGATATCCCTAAGTTAACTTGGAATGTAGTTGATGTTGGAATAGCATCAACTTCAAATACAAATGGTTTTTTGTTTGGATAAGTTTTTTGACCAAAGGGACAACTAAAAACAATATTTGCTAAAGTTACTCCCATTCCTACTTGGAATCCATGAGCAGCATTGGTGGTTATAGTGGCTTGTCCACTTGTATTAGTGTAAGCTACACCAGTAATGGTGCGTGTGGGAGTGTTTATATCAAGAACTACTTTATCTTGAGAGACAGCAGCAGTGGATGTGACAATTCCTGTGAATTGAAGTGGGCCTACACCCCTTGCTACCAATCCCTTTGTTCCAAAACTACAATTACTATTTGCTAGATCTGCTTGTCCTCCTGAATCACAAGTCACTGCCTCATCACAACATATAGTGAATAGAGAAACTAACTGAGCAAAACCACCATTAGTGACAGCAACACCAACACCACCTTGATTATACTGAGTAAATGAATCTACATTCATTGTTTTTAAAAGTCTTGCTTGTTTCCCATCAATTCTAATTCCAGTCCCTGTTGTAGTGTCACTAGTGCAATTTTGAACATATGGACCTTTCCACTTACCACCACCTATATTTTCTGCTATCTCTCCAGTAGGAAATCCAACTGCAGCAGCAGGTGCAATATGGTTTTGAAAAGTCATATTAGCTAACTTGACACCCTTTCTAACTGAGAATATATCTTTCTCTGGTGTGCTACCTATTACATTAACAGACCTTTGATCATCTCCAACAACAGAAACATTAGCAGGTACTTCTATGGGATTAACTTCAACATATGTACCTGAAAAAACTTTAACAGTAGATCCTGAAGTTGCAATACCAACTGCACCCTTGATTGTTAACTTAGCATTATCAATTGATGTTCCATTATTAGTATCATCTCCATCTTTAGCAACATAAAAAACATTAGGAGCAGAGTTGATACCAGTGGCAGAGGCATTAATTGTTACATTATCACCAAGCACAACTTGTGAATTTGTAATAGTAACAAGACCAACATTAACTGTATTATTATCACCATCAATAGTAACTGACCCTTCACCAACAGTGAGAATACCAGTAACACGAGTGTTACCTTTAACTAAAAGAGTGGTGCCACCTGCAGCAACATTAGAAGTGCCTATTGTAGTAATGCCCAATATAGTGGCATTTCTATTAATTTGTAAATCTTTTCTACCTGTAATAATACCAATAGAATCTAAATTCTTTATATTTTCTTGAGTTGTTATTCCACTTACTACAAGATTATCTAATGTTAAATTTGTTCCTGTACAAAATTCTGCTAACTCATCAGGTGGTGCAGTATCTGCACCAGTGAGAGCTGTGCTTGCTATGCCAACCCAATTATTACCATCATAAATTAATAATTTATTTTCTCCTGTACTCTCAGTAAAATCTACATCACCAAGATCTTTTATAAATCCAGCACCACCTCCACCAATGGAGTATAACTGTTGCTCTACTCTGTTAACAAAGAGTCTGTAATTTGTTGCTAAATCTTGAAGTGTAGCAAACTTTTGATCTGTAGGAGTGAGAGGATCATCACCTTGTTTTGCTGAAGGATCATGAGATATAATTTCCTCACTTAATAATTGTTGCTTACCTTTTATACTCTCAACAATTTCATAAAGTTCTGAAATATTAACTCCCTGTTTATCAAACTTTTCACTTAACTTCTTAATGTCTTTATCATAGTATTTTACTTCTGGAAGGTTGGCAACTTCCTCCTTTAATCCATTGAAGTAATTTTTAATTTCTTTATTAGCATCACGATACTTACTATTAGACTCATCTATCCTCTTCTCAATATTTTGTTTTGTTTCATTTAACTTACTTAGTACACTCTTCTTTAATTTTCTATCATCATCTTTAAATTGATTTCTATACTCATATATTCTAAGAGCAGTTTCTCTCAGATCCTCATATATCTTATCTTTAGTTTCTTGTAAATATTTTTTAGTTTCTTGTAAATTTTCTTTTGTTTCTTTAATCTCAACTTTCTTTTCAAAATCTTTAGTATCAAAATTTTCAGTTAAGTTATCAATATCTTGATTAAATGTATCCTTAAGAGTTCTAAGATTATCATTGACCTTTTCAAAGTCATCATCTATGACGCTAAAAGTTTTCCCAATCCAAGAAAAATCAGGAACAATATCCTCTCTAACTTTTTGAATCTCCTGTCTTACAAGAATAAAATCATCTTCAACATTAGGAATACTTTCCTTAACTTGCTCTATATGATTAAGAAGTTCTTGCAATTCATTATCATATGATTTTATTTCAGGTATCTCAGGGATGCTTTCTTTAAGATCATTGACCAGGCGTAATAATTCAGGCCAAGGAGGAACTACATCTTTTACTTCTGCAAAAGTTTCTCCATTAGCATCCTCTATGGTTTGTGTAGATTCTTCTATCTCCTCTTCTTTTTCTATATAACTTTCTACTGATGGTAAATCTTTTTCCTCTACAAGATCAGCAAGTGAAGGTAATTCTTGATCACTCTTTTCAAAGTCGTCAATAGATGGCAAATTTTTATTCTTGTCGTCAGACATGTTATGAGTATCTTAGTACTTTGGGATTTCTCTCCCTATGTTTTATTTATTATCTTCTAAATTAACAGATTTTAACATCTTTGCTAACTCAGCAGTTGAACCAACAAACAAGGAGTTGTTGACTGTATTAGGACCTTTGGAAAGTTTTTCTTCCTCTACATCTTTTAATTTCTTTTGCAGATCCATCAACTTATCAGTTGCATCAGATACGCTCTTAATCAACTGACCAGCAACTTCATATGCTCTAGGCATTTCACTATCCTGAGCTAGCTCAAGAATACCATCAATTGCCTCTTGTCCTTTCTCTATTATACTGTATAGATTACCTCTAGTATATTCATAGTCTCTCTCTATATCTGTTCTATTATGTTTCTCAGGTTTAGTAATTCCAACTTCAGTAGTTTCTGTAGGGACTATATCTCCAGAAACATTAAATGCATCATTTAACTTATCAAATTTTTTAGTCATCATGCTGTCCCATCAAAACCAAAGTCGTCTCCAAATTCTATAGCAGCATTGTCTGTAGATGTAATGACTTTGACTTCTGCACCATTTACATGGTCTGTGGCAGTAGTGTTGTCTTGACCCCTTCTAACTGTCAGTGCTGTTCCAGAAATAGATTCAACATACATTTCCTCCTGATCTATGTATATGTAATTAGTTGCTTCAATACCACTAGCACTATTTACATTAATAGTACCAATGCTCTCATCTATGTTTTCACTCAAGTTAGTAGTGACTGTATCACCATATGATTTGGTTGCTCTAGGTACAACACTATAAGTAACCTCCCTAGTTGGAGTGGATGTTTTGCCACCAGCAACATAACCAACAGATGCTTTCTTGATGACATCCTTGGCAATATCTGTATTGACAGGACCAAACATATAAGTCTTAGCAGTGAATCTCATAGTATAGATAAGTGCCCTTCTGGTAGAGAAGTCACTCTCATAATCATCACTGGTAGTGATAGAATTTAAAACTATGGGAATATCTCTTTTTTCTCCAATAGTATCAACTAGATCTACTGAGACAGTATAGGCAGGTTGAAAGTATGGGAGTATCTGCTCCACTATCTGAAGCATGTCATCATTTAACTTAGTAAAAATACTAAGTTCAAAATCTAGATTATATGGTACAGGAAGATATGTTTTTGCTAGTGTTTTCTTATCTCCTTTTACACCTTTTAAAAATGTTTGTGTGGTTGTTGATTTTCTTGCAGGATCATAATTAAGACCATTTAATTCAAATGACATTCTTGGTAATGTAATTTGAACTGGTCTGTTTAGATCAGGGACTTGCTCCAGTCTTGCTAAAAACTTTTGAGTAGGACCATATGCCAAAGGAACTTTAGTCGTACTAACAACTGAATCATCACTATTAGTATGATTAATATTAATATTATTAAAGATAGAACCAAAAGCAATAATGGTTCTTCTCATTATTTCGTGATAAAAATATTCAAACATTGTTATAGTCCTGACATATTATTTAGGGCATTCCAAATGGATTGGTTTCAGTGAAGTCAATAATATTATCTGCCTCACTTTCTATATTAGTATTATCAGCAAACCCACTATCAACATTAGTGTCTGAAGTCTTTTGGTATTCATACTGAGCACCAGATGTGCTACCTGTGATGACCTCACCATCAGTGAATGCTCCAGTTGTGATTGAAACCTTAAGTTCCAGTGTAGATGCATCCCATGATTTGACTCTACCAGTAGAGCTACTTGCAGCACCAGTAACCACCTCATTAAACTCATAGTTACCTGATCCACCCATGAATGGTGCAGTGACTGTAATACTAGGAGCAACAGTATATCCAGCACCAGAATTGGTGATACCAATCTGAGTAACAATACCCACACTATTGATATATGCCACAGCAGATGCTGTTGTACCTGATCCAGGTGCTCCTGTAAAGGATATTAATGGGACTGTAGAGTATCCAGTACCTCCAGAGGTAATTGTTACTATTCCAATAGAACCATCAGATACAGCAGCAGTAGCAGCAAAGCCTGCTCCACCTCCACCTACTACCTGAACTTCTGGTTCTTGTCCTATGGTATATCCAAAACCTGGATTGATTAAATCTATCCTCTCTATCTTAAATGTCTTATCTCCAGTATAGTCAACTAAATCATCTCTCATAGATGCTACACCCACAGCAGTCAATCCTGCAGATGGAGCAGAAGAAATAGCAACTCTTGGAAGACTGATAAAATCACTCCCTCTATTAGAAATGGTGATTTGTCTTATTGCACCATCAACAATACCAGTGGTGAGAACTGCTGTAGTTCCTGCAGATACTAAAGTGAGTGTTTCAATATAACCTGCTTTTTCTAAGTTATCATCAATATCACCTACTCCAGTATCAATGACTTCATCCTCATATCTGTAAAGTTCACATCTAAGTTCATATACATAATTTTTCTTTAACTGATAGAATGGTTTTTCATGCTCTACAAATTTGATTTCAAATAACCTATCACCCAAAGGAAAATAAATAAGATCTCCCTCTTTAGGTCTAGTTGCCAACTCTATGTTTGGTATATTCTTAATAAGTGGTGTAATATAATTTTCAAATCTATCTCTTGATATCACCAATGTCAAATCATCAAGAGCTTGAACACCAAACTTGGATAGAAGAGAACCTTGTCCTTCATATCCATCAAAAGTATCTACATATGCCTCTAGTGGAATTGCTTCCTCAAATTTAGATTCTATGACTTCCTGTATGACAGTATTTTTTGTCATGTATCTTCTAGGGATGTAGAAAATCTCCACCCCATACATTTTAATCTGTTCATTAATTAAACTCTGAACTAGATTTTGTTCACCAGAAGACCCTTGTAAGAAGAAAGGATTAAGTGCCATATTATTAACCTATCATATCTAGTGGAGGAAGTTCATAAGTGTTAGACATCATCTCCCTTATCTTATCTAAGTCTTTTTCACCATCTTCATATATCTCCCTTCCATTCAATTCCACTCCACCTGGTAGTTTAACACCTTGAAACTTCATGAGATTTTGTCCCCACTGTCTCTTGATAAGTGCAGTGGCATATGGTTTTAAAAATGAATCATTATATACTTTTGGATAATCATCTGGATTCATCAATCTAAAACAATCTATAACTAAAAAATCACCAACACTAACAGAACCCCAATCAATATCTAAGTACATTCTATCTTGTCTTTTATTAAATCTTATTTGTTTTTCTGTGGTCAACATAAAATCAATATCTTCTAGATATGTTTTTACCATAGCATAAGATAGAAGTTCAGTAGAACCCCAATAATAAATATCATTTAAAAATAATTGATACTTAACACTAAACATATTGTTAGTGATAGTGTTAGTTCCATCAAAATGAAATATCTTCGTAACACCTATTATTTCATTTGGGATCACTAAGTAATTACTATTTTCCTCATAATCAAATTGCACTGAAGAACCACCAACATCTCCAGTAGCACTTGTGGTTGTTATTCCAACTCCATTAGTTCCTGCCTTTGCTTTTCCTCTATCAACATCATCTTGAGTTATCTTATACTTCATATAAGTTTGATAAACCCCATCAAAATGTCTCTCTTGGAAATACTGAAGAGCATCATCTATCAGATCATCTACCTGTTCATCAGCAACATTTATTTCTAAAACAGGCGCACCAAGTTTTCTTTTGCAATAATCAATCAGTTCTGATCTAGTTGAAGGTTGCGCCATCTATCTACTTTACTAGTATAATGTTATTTATGAAGGAGCAGAAGAGATACCAGGTATCACTAATGCATCCCCTGATACTATTCTAAAAACTGATGATCCAGATCCAACTAAAACATCATATACATATCTCCCTTCTTTTAAATTTCTAGTGGTAGTAGATCCTAATGATATTCTAAACTCTCCACCTTTTGCACTGGTAAATCCAACATTGAATGTTGCTTGAGCACCTAGTGTTGCACCAATAGCAACACTCTTTGCAAGTTGAGCAGAACCACTATATCCAGTAAAATCAAAAGCAGTTCCAGATGTGCCAACCACAGTGTAGTCAGCATCTAAGTCTGCTCCTGTATTGATGGTGAGATTTACACCATATGCAACACCTGAACTAGGATCAAAAGTAAAAGT